TTAATCGGACGGTCGCAGGTTCAAGTCCTGCCGCGGGAGCCCCTGGCCCCCGCCCGGTCCCACCGGGCGGGGGCTTTCTCGTCCCTCGAGCCACCAGAGCGGTACGCCCGTGCGCAGCGCGACCGCCTTGAGCACGATGGACTTCGGCGCGCGCTTGTCGTTCTCGTAATTGATGAGCGTCGTGCGCCCGATGCCGATCTCCTCGGCGAAGTCGGCCTGCTCCAAGCCGATCTTCTGACGCGCCTTGCGCAGGCGGTCACCCATCGTCCACTGCGGGACCTCGCCCGCTGCCACATCGACGCTCATGGGTTCAATAGTGAACCTACAGGTCACGGTGTGCAAGGGCGCCAACTGAGACTCACCCCTCATCGTGCACTTGTGTTCACGTCTGCACGTAGGTACCGTGTGCCCATGTTCACAGGGGGACACCTGCTCACGGCTGCCGAGGCGGCCGAGCGGTTGAACGTCACGCAGCAGCACGTGACGCGGCTCGCACGCAACGGCGTGCTCGCGCCGGTCCGTGTGAAGCCGTACCTCTTCAAGCCTGAGGACGTCGACGCGCTGCGCCTTGCCCGGACGGTGGCCTCGTGATCGGCGGGGCGTTCGCGCTCGCCTTCGCGGCCCTCGTCGTCGTCGTCTTCGCGATGCTGCTCACCCGCGCACGTGACCTCCAGGCCCGCACGGTGGCCTCTCGGAAGGTGCGCGGCGCGGTCGAGCCCACGCGGACGACGTCGGACGAGCAGTGGGCCCGCATCCGCCGCGTCGCAGAGGAGGCCCACCGTGGCTGACCTGGACCCGACCCCGCTGGCGCGCGCCGCCGAGGGGTCCACCGCGTCGTGGCTGGACTGGAACACCCGGTTCAAGGCCGGTGAGGCGATGGAGCCGGGTCACCTGCACAACGCCCGCGCCGTCCTGTCGGCAGCCGTCGACGTCGACGAGCTGGCGCAGGTGCTTGCCCAGCACCACGCCGCGTGGAACTTCGACGCGAACCGCGGCGAGTGCTCGTGCGGCGTGTGGCCGCAGGGCGTCGGGCTCACTCAAGCCCACCACCAGGCCGCAGTCGTGCGCGCCTACCTCCACGGGGAGGCCCGCCCGTGACCACGCTGCCGGCCCTGTCCCGTCCACCACCAGCGCCGCTCGCAGCGCGCAGCTGACGTGAGCGGCGCCCACCACCTAACCGAAGAACGCACCCCCGCCGGTCCACCCGTGGCCGGCCACCGCACGGGGAGGATTCGGGCACCGGCTGGCCCCCGGGTGTAGCGAGAACCAAGGGCTTCCCGACGACGGCGGGCGCGTGTGAAGGCAGACCCGGAACGCGAGGCCACAACGGATCGGGGCCCGCTCACGTAGGCGCGCCCCGCTCGCCGTCGACCCCGGTCCTGGGGCAAGCGAGTAGTACCCGTAGCCCGGCCGTCATCCATACCGCCTGGCTCCACGCCGCGAGGTAAGCGAACGGTCCCTGTTCAGTGTGCGCACCTTCGTGCGCGTGCTGAACAGGGGCTCTCCTCCCACCTTCACCATCCACAAGGTGAGCGCTACGCGCCGCGTCTCCTCCGTCACCACGGACCGACCCGCACCGCTCACCACCCGCCCCGAACGGAGGCCAGCCCGTGAAGATCCTCAGCCCCGAGTGCCCGCACGGATACGACCGCACCCGCACCACGAAGGCCGGCCTCCCGGTCTGCCCGATGTGCCGCCGCAACGTGATGAAGGCCATCCGCACCAACGGCCCGAAGCCCAAGCCCCAGCCCATCCAGCCGCCGCTCATCGACCACGCAGCTCTGGCCGCGAACGACGACACCGTGAGGACGCACCCGTGATCGGTCGACTGCTGACCCGCCTGAGCACCCGCCGCTGCCGCGGCTGCGACGACCCGTCGTTCCACACCGCGCACCTGACCCGTCTGGGCCAGTGGCGCTACATCGACCGCCACAGCGAGAGGGTGACCCCGCGTGAGCGCTGAGACCGCCGCCGAGCACTACACCGCCCTCGCCGCCGAGGCTGCCGACGAGGTCGCCGTCGCCGCGGACGCGATCGTCGCCGCCGGGCCCGTGATCGGGGACCTGCTGCACGACCTGACCGAGACCCGCGACGGCGTCCGCCTCCTCGTCGACTCGCTGCCGATGCTGCGCCAGGCCGAGCGCGCACTGGCCGACTCGGGCCCGCTCGACCGCTGGGCACAGGTGCGCCACTCCGCGTGGCGCGAGGCCGAGGACGAGGCGCAGCGCGCGTGGCAGGCGCTGGCCGCCGTCGAGCAGCTGCTGCGTGGGCTGGCCGGCGTGCCCGCCGTGCCGGGAGAGACCGGGCTGTGAACCCCGATCAGCGCGACGTCGCCCTCGTGGTGTGCTCGCACGCGGTCGACAGCGACGACGCCCGGCGGCTGCTGGCCACGCTCGGGCTGCTCGACGCGCCGCCACGCCGTCGCCTTCGAGAGGCTCGCCCGAAGGTGCGACCCGCGCTGCTCCCGCCCGTGCACGCCGTCAACGCGTGGCGCCGCACGGCGAACATGCCCACGGCCTGCGTCGACTGCGGACGCCCGCTGCGCCGTCGACACGAGGAGCGAGAGGGCGCCGTGCAGTACGCCGCACTGGGCAGGTGCGGGAGTTGCTACCGCAGGTCGAGGCGGGCATGACCGGCAAGCGCTACGGCGGCACACAGGCGACACGGCTGCGCACCTACTGGACCGCGCGCCTGGTCGCGGCCGGTGGTGCGCTGCCGTGCCGTCGCTGTGGCCGCCCCGTCCGCGTCGACGGCCGCTGGGACGTGGGGCACATCCACGACCGGGGCATGGGCGGCGCGGACACCGAGGCCAACACCTGGCCCGAGCACGCGCGGTGCAACCGCAGCGCGGGCGGCAAGGTCGGCGCCGCCATCACGAACAGCAAGCGACCGCAGGTGCGAGCCCGACTCGACAGCGAACGAGCGAGAGGAATCCGGGGATGGTGAGGGGCATCGACGTCCACGCGTGGGCGGTCGAGGAGCTCGCGCTCGGCGGTGTCTTTGAGGATGGCGCGAGAGCCCACGCCCGTCGGCCACTGCCGATCTCTCCCCACGGGAGCGAGCCGAAGATCCCTCCGCTGCGCGAGCCGCGCGGCCGTCGCCACTGCTCTCCGCTGCACGCCTCCGTGGTGCCGAAGTCCGTCGACATCGAGGAGCTGGTGACCGGCGCCCGGCTGCTCGGCTTCGTCCCCTCGCCGCATCAGGAGCGCTTCGGTCGGATCATCAACGCCACGCGCGACGACGGCCTGCCGACGTACCGCCGGATGGCCAAGACCGAGCCGCGCCGCTCCGGCAAGACCGAGGGCATCCTCGCCCTGGCCGTCGGCCGCTGCGTCAACCGCCCCGACTACTACGTCGCCTTCGCCGCCCAGTCCGGGAAGAAGGGCCGCGAGCGGTTCCTCAAGATGGCCGTCGCGCTCGAGCGCTGGGACCCGTGCCGGCGCCCGTCGCGCAGCAACCCCGACGGCTGCCAGCGCGACCACGAGCACTACCGCATCTACCGCTCGAACGGCGGCGAGCGGATCGAGTGGGAGAACGGCTCCGTCTTCGTCGTCTACCCGCCCGACCCCGAGCTCTTCCGCGGCGAGGAGTTCCACCTCGCGATCCTCGACGAGGCCCAGGAGATCACCGACCCCGACGAGGCTTCGGCACTGCGCGGCGGCATCAACCCCACGATGGACACGGTGCCCGAGGCGCAGCTCATCGTCGCGGGCACGCCGGGCAAGGTCCGCTCCGGACTGCTGTGGGACGCGCTGGAGAAGGGGCGCGCCGGCGCCTGGGGCATCCTGGAGTACGCCGCGGCCCCGAACGCCGAGCCCGTCATCATCGACCCGGCCCGCCCCGACGCCGAGCCCGAGATGAACGTCGAGACGCTGCTCGCCGCGCACCCCGGCGTCGGCACCCTCACGACCGTCGAGATCATCCGCGACAACTTCAACGACCTCACGCTCGTCGACTTCCAGCGCGAGTACCTCGGCCAGTGGCCGGCGGACCTCTCGACGTCGGCCATCGACATGGCCGCCTGGGCCGACGCGAAGGCCGAGACGACGGCGCGGGCGTCCCGCGTCGGGCTCGCCTTCGACGTCTCGCCGGACGGCTCGAACGCCACCCTGGCCTGTGCCTGGCGCGACGACGCCGGCGTCGCCTACGTCGAGGTGCTCGCCCACCGCACCGGCGTCTCGTGGCTGCCCATGGAGGCCTGGCGCGTGGCCCGCTCCGCGCGCGCCGCGCTGGCCTACGACGTCATCGGGCAGAACACCAATCCGGCCGACACCATCAGCCGCAAGAAGCCCCCGGTCAAGCTCGCGCCGATGAACATGCGCGACATGCAGGGCGCCACCCAGCGGTTCGTCGCCGCGCTCGAGGACGGCACCCTCAAGCACTTCGGCCAGAAGGACCTGACCGCCGCGGCCGACGGCGCCGGGTGGCGCACCGTCTCCGGCGAGTCCGCGCGCCTCTTCGGGCACAAGGCCTCCGCCTCCAGCATCACGCCACTGACCGCGTGCGCGCTGGCGCTGTGGAGCTACGACAAGCAGACCGCCACCGCGCGCCGCCGCCGCCGCGTGCGCGACGTCGAGGAGACCGCCGCGTGACGTTCACGATCGACCGCTCGCCGTCGTCCGAGGTCTGGGTGTGCAGCTGCCAGATCCGCGGGATCGCGCTGGACCACCTGCAGGCGCTGCGGGCCATGCGCGCCCACGAGCGCGAGCACCACCCGGGTGAGAACCACGCCGGCCGCATGCTCAAGTCCTACGTCTACGTCCAGCGCCACGCCGACCTCGGTCTGCTGTAGGGCGGGAAATTCGACCGACCTGCGGAGGCTTAGAGCGTGGGAATCCGAACCGCGCTCCAGCTCTTCACGGCGACCGCCCCTGCCGGCGTCTCCGCGACGGCCGGGCGCGCCCGCCGGGAGATCGTCTCGCCCTGGGCCGAAGGCGCCCTGGAGAAGATCGCTCTCGCCGACGTCTTCGGCCTGGACTACCGGCCGGTCACGCGCGCCGAGGCGATGACCGTGCCCGCCGTCGCGAAGGCCCGCTGGCTCATCTGCACCCCGCTGTCGAAGCACCCGCTCCGCGCGTACCGCACCGACGAGCTCGTCGCCGCCGACAGCGAGGCTCGCGACCCTAGGCCGGTCGCGACGCCCGCGTGGCTGTACCGCACGAGCGGCAACATCCCGCCGCAGTTCCGCATCCTCTGGACGCTGGACGACCTGCTCTTCACCGGCTTCTCGCTGTGGGCCGTCACCCGCGGCGCCAAGGGGCAGATCACCGACGCCGTGCGCGTCGCGCGCGAATGGTGGCACTTCGACGAGCAGTACCGCATCCAGATCGCCGACGGCGCCGGCGGGTACTACACCCCGGGCCCGCGCGACGTCATCCTCTTCACCTCCCCGCAGGACCCGCTGCTGGAGTGCGCCGAGCGCACCATCCGCGGGGCCCGCGACCTCGAGGAGGTCTGGACCGCTCGGGTGCGCAACCCGATCCCGGTGGCGAAGATCCGCCAGACCGAGGACATCGAGCTCGACGAGGTCGACGAGGACGGCGAGGAGGTTGACGCGCTGGCCGAGGGCTACGACATCGCCAAGGTCTACCTCAAGCAGCGGCACACCCCCGAGGGCTCCGTCGTCGTCGTGCCCTACGGCTGGGACCTGGAGGAGATGGGCAGCACCGAGCCGTCGATGTTCATCGAGGGCCGCAACGCCGTCGCGCTCGACGTCGGCCGCTTCACCGGCCTGCCGTCGTCGCTGCTGGAGGCGACCCAGACGCAGGCCTCGCTGACCTACTCCACCAAGGAGGGCGACCGGTCGCTGCTGGCGGACTACTCGCTCGCCATCTGGGCGATGGCCATCGAGGCCCGCCTGTCCATGGACGACGTCGTTCCCGCCGGTCAGAGCGTGCGCTTCGACCTCGCGTGGAACACCGCCGTCCAGCCCACCACCAACCCGCTCGCCGAGGACTGAGACATGACCGTCATCGAGATCGAGGCCGGCGACCTCCACGCCGACGAGACCACCCGCCGCGTGACCGGGCTGCTGCTCCCCTACGGCGAGACCGGCCGCACCAACCTCGGTCGCATCGCCGTCGAGCCCGGCGCCGTGCAGGTGCCCGCCGACCCCATGGTCGTCACGCTCAACATCGACCACGAGCGGAACCAGCCCATCGGCCGCGCCGTCGACCTGCAGGCCACGGACGCGGGGATCGTCGGCACGTTCGAGGTCGCGCGCACGCCCGAGGGCGACGCCTACCTCGAGGAGGTGCGCGCCGGCGGCGAGTCCGCCCGGCGCAAGCTCTCCGCCGAGGTGACGCAGCTCGTGATCCGCGCCGGCCGCATCGTGCGCGGCCGGCTGTACGGCGCCGCCGGCGTCGTCGCAGGCGCGTTCCCGTCCGCCGCCCTCCACGCCGCCGACGTCGGCGAGGACCCCAACGAGGCCACCGAGGCCGACTCCACCGAGGAAGAGGAAGAGACCATGCCCGAGCAGGCGACCGCCGAGGCCACGGCCGAGGCCACCCAGACCACCGCGGCCCCGGCCGCCGACCTCGCCGCGCAGCTGCCCGCCGGCATGCGCCCCGGCGGCGCCCCGGCGCAGCCGCAGGGCCTGGTCATCAACGAGCCGCGCGACCTGTTCGCCGCCATCGCCCGCGCGCACGCGACCGGCGACTTCCGCTCGACGGCCGCGGCCCTCGAGGCGGCGAACGTCCGCGAGGCGGCCGACCTCTTCGGCGCCCTGTCGGACGTGCGCTACACCGGCACCGGCACGCCGGGCAACGCGATCAACCAGCCCGCGTGGCTCGGCAAGCTCTGGGGCGGCTCGCCCTACGAGCGCCGCTTCACGCCGCTGCTCGACAACAGCCAGTCGCTCACCTCGCTGCAGGTGCAGGGCTGGGACTGGACCACCAAGCCCACGGTCGACCGGTACGCCGGCAACAAGGCCGCCGTGCCGTCCAACACCGTCGCCGCCGAGCGCAAGTCGCCCTGGACCGCCCAGCGGTTCGCCGGCGCGCACGACATCGACCGCGCCTACCGGGACTTCCCCAACGAGGAGTTCTGGGCCGCGTACTTCGAGGCGATGACCGAGAGCTACGCGCGCGAGTCCGACTTCTACGCCGCGGAGACCGCCCTCGCCGGGGCCACCCCGCTGACGGCGGGCACCGCCAGCGAGGACATCCCGCGCGTGCTGGTCAAGATCATCGACGGCGCGCTCAAGGTCAACCGCGTCGCGGCCCCGACCTACGCCGTGCTGTCCGAGGCGGACTGGCGCGAGTACGCGCTCATCCCGCACGACCACGTCCTGGCGCTGCTGTCGTCCTCGCTGACCAACCTCACCGAGGGCCAGGTCGCCGGCTTCCAGGTCGTCGCCACGCCGTACCGCGCGGACGAGACCACGCCGTTCGTCCCCGACGGCCAGGTGCTCGTCGGCACCAAGTCGGCCGTGAAGTTCCGCGAGCTGCCCGGCACCCCGATCCGCGTCGAGGGCCTCGACGTCGCCAAGGGCGGCATCGACCCGGCGCTGTTCGGCTACGCGCTCGCCTACGTCGAGAACCCGCGCGGCCTGCAGCTCGTCACGGACCCGGCGCCCGCCGGCGCCTGACCCAGACCGCGCCCCGCCCCGTGACCCGGGGCGGGGCGCGCACCACCCGAGAGGAGCGCTCGTGAGCGAGCCGCAGCCCGAGCAGCCGACCGCCGTCGGCTGGGTCGACGACGTCGACGCGCTGCTGGAGACCGAGGACTGGGCCTCGCGCATGGAGCGCGAGCAGCTCGTCGAGGTGCTCGAGGTCGCCTACGAGCTCGGCGTCGAGTTCGGCCCGCTGCTGCCCGGCGGCCGGCGCTGGACGCCGGACTACGCGGGTGAGGTGCCGGTCCGCTTCGCGCACGCCCAGAAGCTCCACGCCCGCGACATCGCCCGCGCGTCCTACACCAGCGAGAGCAACCAGGTCGGCCCCGACGGCTTCGCGCTCACGATCTTCCCGATGGACTTCAAGGTGAAGAACCTCTACCGCCCGCGCCGCGCCATCCGGGGGCCGCGATGAGCGTCCGCGCACAGCTCGCGGCCGACCTCGTCGAGGGCCTGCCGGACACCTACCGCGTGATCCCGTACCCGACCCGCGACCCGGGGCAGGTGTCGAAGCCGACCGTCATGGCGTACCAGACGACCCTGACCCGTCAGACCGTCGGCCCCATCGCGACCGCGCGCTGGGAGGCCGGCGTCCAGGTGTGGGTCCTGGTGACCGACTCGCAGGACTCCACCACGGAGGACGCGCTGGAGACCGCGCTGTGGGAGGTCCTCGCCGTGCTCGACCCGCTGCGCTACCTGGCCGTCTCGACGATCACCCGCACCCACTTCCAGGACCGCCTGCCCGCCTACCAGATCGTCGGGACCGTCACCGCCGGCCCCGAGACCACCGACACCCCGGAGGACTGACCCATGGCCCTCGTGCCGCTGACCCGCCCGACCAACATGAAGAACGCCACGCTCCGGCTGGGCGCGACCGACACGTTCGAGGCGCTGACGTCCGTCACCCTGACCCCCACCCCGGGCGGCTCGGTGACCCTCATCAGCGGCCGGGTCATCAAGGACCCCGCCTCCTGGACGCTGGACATCAACCACATCCAGGACCTGGCCGCCACCGGCCTGACCCGCTACGCCTACGACCACGAGGGCGAGGAGGTCGACTTCGAGCTCTCCTGCGACGACGAGGCCGACCCCATCGTCGGCAAGGTGACCATCGACCCGCTGGCCATCGGTGGCGCCGCCGGCGCCAACGCCCAGTCCTCCGCGTCTCTCGCCGTGACCGGCAAGCCCGCCTGGGGCCCGGTCACCACCCCCGCGGGCTGATGGTCTCCCGGGTGGTCGTCACCGGCGTGCGCGAGGCCGAAGCCGCGGCCCTGGCCCTGCGCACCGTCGACCGCGACGTCAAGACCCAGACCACCCGGGCCCTGCGGGCCGCCCTGCCCGACATCTGGTCGCCGGCCAACGTGGCCCGCCACGCCCGCACCCGGGCCGACCGGGCCGTGTTCAACGGCACCAGCGTCGCGGCGTCCGCGACCCGCATCACCCTCGGTGCGGGCGCGGCGCCGACCATCGCACCGGGGGTGGACCTGGCCCGCGCCTACGAGTTCGGCGACCCGCGCAAGACCGTCGAGACGTACCAGCGTCGCAGCCGCAAGGGCGGTTCTCACCGGGTACGCCGCCACACGCAGAACCAACTGCCGCCGCCGGTTCGCCGCGGCCGGGTGGTGCACCCGGCCGCGGCGGAGGCCGTGCCGCGCGTGGTGTCCCTGTACGTCCAGACCGTCATCCGCACCATCTACGACGCGCTCGGAGGGAGGTAACCCCATGGCCGACCAGATCAAGATCGGCATCGCCGTCGACGCTGACGCCCGGTCCGCCGAGGACCTGGGCCGCACCCTCGACGACGTCGCCGCCGCCGGCGAGAGCGTCGGCGAGCAAATCGAGGAGTCGCTGCGCAAGGGCGAGAACGCCACCCGCCCGACGAACAGCGAGTTCCGCCGCCTCGCCGCCGACCTCAAGGGCTACGCCTCCGCCATGGGCAAGGACCTGTCGGAGGCCTTCGCGGACTTCGAGCGGCACGCCCAGGACGCGGGGCTCGAAGTGTCCGACGGCACCATGGACGCGCTGCGCCGGCTGTCCCAGCAGGGCCCGTCCGACGTCGACCTGGTGCGCGACGCGTTCCGCGAGCTGCGCGCCGACGCGAAAGGCACCGGGGAAGGGCTGCGCGACGACGTCGTCGACGGGATCGAAGGCATCCGCCACCACCTGGAGAGCAACCCTCCCATCACCGCCGGTGACCTCCTGCGCGCCGAACTGCGCGCCGAGGTCCTACAGAACTTCACCGAGGTCGGCGCCGAGGTGGTGCGCGGGTTCAAGGATGGGTTCTCCAGCGAGGACCTGGACACCATCGTCGACGGCGTCACCGACACCATCATGAGCCTCGGGATGGTGACCGGCCCCATAGGGCAGGCCGGAGCGTTCATGGCCTCCACCCTCATCCAGACGTTCTACGGCGCCTGGCAGGGAAACAGCGAGCAGGTCGCCGCCATCGGCGCCGAGGTGCGCGACATCCTGGTGGAGAACTCCACCGGCGCGTTTGAGCACCTGTCCGAGGAAGCCCGCACTGCTTTCCAGGAGGTGCGCGCGGACGCGCTACTGACCCAGTACGGGGTCGAGGAGATTGAGGGCGCCGCCGCCACCCTAGGCGTGACGGCCGGCGAGGTGCTCGCCGCCATGGCCGGCGACACCGAGGCCGCCACCCTCGTCCAGGACGCATACCGCCGCAAGATCGACGAGACCAGGGAGACCCACAAGACCAGCGGCGAGGACATGGCCCTCGCGATGGGCATGGTCGACGAGTCGGTCAAGGTCGTCACCGACGAGATGGGCAATCTGCGCGAGGGCGTGTCGCAGGCGGAACGCGAGTACGACGTCCTACAGGGTGCATCGTCGGAGTTCCGCCGCGGCGCCCAGTCGGACGCCTCCGCCGCGTCCGGCGCCATGCGCGACTTCGGCCTCACCGCGGACGACGCCGCCCGCTACCGGCAGGCCAAGACCGATGCCGTGCTGTCCGGCGCCGACAACGTCGCAGAGCGGCTCAACGAGATCGCCCGGCGCCGCGCCGTCGTCTACGACGTGCAGCTCAACGGCGACGCGACCGTCGAGGCGCGACTGCGCAACCTGCGCCAACTCGCCGACATCCCCGTCACGTCCCGCCGAGTCGGAGGGCCGACACCGTGACCGCCACCCTGACCGACGGCACCAGAGCCCTCCCGGTGCTCGTGACCGATGGCACCCGGCTCGAGCAGCACGGCGGCGCCATCGCGCACCCGCTGCTGTCCGGCGGGGTGGACGTCACCGTGCGCCCATTGGCTCCGCGCCAAGGGTCCCTCACGCTGCGCGTCGAGTCGCTGGCGGCGGCGCAGGCCGTGGCCTCGCTACACGAGGCGCCGATACTGACCCTGACCGACGGCGACGGCCTGATCCTCACCTACGCGGTGACCACAGCGGGCGGGGTGTCCTACGCCCCGGACGGCCAGCGGTTCGTGGTGAACATCACCGGTGTGCAAGAGGTGACCCCGTGACCGTCACCGGACACACCTACACCGCTGAGGTAGCGGACCAGTCGCTGGTCGTCACGAACGGCACCGTGAGACTGGACGAGGCCTACAGCCCTTATGGCCGCGCGACCATGACCCTGGGGCTGCCGGCCGACCCGGCGACTGCCCAGGCCGTGCTGGCCGCGCTCGACCCGCGCGCCGGCGGGCGGCTGCGCCTGCGGCTGGTCGCCGCATACGGGCAGGCGTGGACCGTGGCTGACCTGACCGCCGCCGGCGGCGGCGCTGCCGCGGGCGTCACCGCGCTGCTAGACGGCGGCCCGGTGGCCATGCTCACCGGGCACTTCGGCCGCCCGCTCAACCCCTTCGGGTTGCGGTCCTCGCGCACCGCCGACCTGGACCTGACCGTGCACCGCCGGGCGGCGTCCTGGTCGGCTGGCACCGTGACGGTGGAGGCCGCCACCGGCGAGCTGCTGCTGTGGACCGACGCCCGCCTGGACACCACCGCCGCGGTGCCCGCCTCCCCCACTCTGCGCTCGGCGGTCTCCCTGGTGCTGGGCACCATCGGCGCCGCCCTCGAGCCCGGGCCCGCCGACGCCCCGCTGGACCTGACCGCCGCGGCGTGGGAGCCCGGGGTGACCGGCTGGGACTACCTGTCCCCGCTGGTCGGCGCGGCCGGGCTGCGGCTGTGGTGCGACGTGGAGGGCCGCTGGTGGCTGACCCCGCCGGCGGCCGGGGAACGCGGCGGGATGATGTTCACCCCCCAGCAGGTCACCGACCTGGACGACGACCTGGACGTGGCCGAGTACGCAGACGCAGTGATCGTCACCTACCGCTGGCGCGACTCCAGCGGCGTGGAGCACGTGGTGTACGACACCGCCACCGCGCCCGGGGTGACCACCCCGCGCTACGTCTACGCCGTCGAGCTCGAGCGCCCGTTCGTCGGCTACGGGTACGCCCGCGCCCTGGTGCTGCGGATGCGGGAACGCGGCTCGGCGCAGCGGCTGTCCGCCGTGGCCGACCCGTCCGCCCGCCCCGGCATGGCGCTGGTGACCACCGACCCGGCCGGCCAGACCCGCGCCGGGGCCATCGGCGCGGTCGTGTTCGACCTGGCCGGCGACCGCATGACCATCACCACCCGCGAGCTGCTGGACGTGGCCCCGTCCGCGTGGCTGGCGCTGCCCAGCGGGGAGAGCTGGGACGACTCCCCCGCGGGAGCCACCTGGACCGACGAGACGATTGGAGGCTGAGCAATGGCGAACGGAGACCTGGCAGCCCAGGCCGGGCTGGCCGTGTTCGCCGGCGGGCAGGACCGCCGGCAGGGCTACGACAACGACAACATTCGCGGCGACGAGCTGGCCGCGCACATGCTCACCGGCGGCCACCCCTGGTCGCGGATCACGGACAAGCCCGCCACCTACCCCACCACGTGGGCCCAGGTGGAGGGCCGCCCGACCCTGGACACCGGCAGCACGCCCCACACCGCGGCCGTGCGGGACGCCGACGCCGGCCTGGCCGCGGCGCGGTTCTGGTCCTCCCGCGAGCCCGACCAGCCCAACCACGCCACCACCAAGCGCTACGTGGACAACCACCTGGACCTGGTGTGGGACGCCATCGACCAGCTGCGCGGCCAGTCCTCGCGCCGGTACAAGGACCAGATCACCCCGGCCGACCTGGACCCCGCCACGGTCCTGGCGCTGGAGCCCGTGCGCTTCCACTACAAGACCGAGCCCACCGGCGCGCTGGAACTGGGCCTGATCGCCGAGGACGTCGCCGACGCCGGCGCCACGGACCTGGTCATCGAACGGGACGGCAAGGTGGACGGGGTGCGGTACGACCGCCTGGCTGTGGCGCTGCTGGCCGCCGTCAAGGACCTGGCCGCGCGCGTGGCCGAGCTGGAGGGGAACGCCTGATGGGAACCACCGACGCCCAGGGCGTGTACCACGTCGCCGAGACCGACACCGCGGCCACCGCCTCGGACCTGTTTGGGCTGGTCACCCACCCGATCTCCACCGCGCTGGGCAAGCTGGCCGCTCGCCTGGCACGGCTGGAAGAGCCCCCCACCCTGCTGACGGTGGCGCCCACCCCGGGGCCGGTCTCCACCGCGGCCGGCGCGGTGTCCACCACGCTGCCCGCCTCCAACCCCGCCCGGCTGCTGGCCTGGTCCGGCGACCGGTGGGCCGAGCTGCGCGGCGCGGTCAACCGTGCCAGCGGCACGTGGTCAGCCGGCGACAAGCTGATGAGCCTGCCGGCCGGGATGCGCTCGGCCACCGACCAGCACGTCTACGGCCCGGCCGTCACCCAGGGCGGGCTGGTGAACGTGCGCGTCACCGGGGACGGGGTGTACCTCGACTCCCTGCTGGGCGTCACCAGCCCCGGCGGCTGGCTGGTCGTCATGGGCCTGATCTACCCGCGGGTGCCGTAATGGGCTACTACCTGCTGGAGCACCCCCAGCGGCTGGCGCAGTACCGCCGCACGCGCCGCAACCGCGCCACGGCGACGGGCACCATCATCCTGCACGACGCCGAGGGCGGCACCGACCTGTCCGGCGCGGACACCGGCGCCGAGAACGTCGCGAAGTACATCACCACTCGCGACTCCTACGGCTCCTACCACCGGCTGGTCGACCGGGACACCGCCATCAAGATGGCCCCCATCGATGCCGAGGTCTTCCACTGCGTGCCGTCCAACAACTGGTCGGTCGGTATCTGCGTGGCCTGGACGAAGGCCGACCTACCGCGCATGACCTACGACCAGCGCCGCGCCTACTACGTGCCGTTCGCGCGCGCGGTGCTCGACGTGCGCGCCGAGTTCGCCGAGCGCGGCATCCACGTCCCGATTGACCGGTACCTGACCCGGGCCGAGGTCATGGCCCGCAAGCCCGGCATCTCCACGCACTCGCGCACCGACCCCTCGCGCCGCTCCGACCCGTTCGGCACCGGCTCGGCCTACGAACGCGAGTTCCTGGCCGTGCTGCACGAGCTCGCCACCACTAACCCCACCACCCAGGAGGACGACGATATGGCTACCGCCCAGGAGATCGCCGACGCCGTCGAGGCACGGCTGCGCCGCGCCCAGTGGCTCACGAAGCCCGACGGCAAGCCCGAGACGATCGAGGGCGCGCTGCGCGGCCTGCGGCTCGGCGGCGCCAACATCGAGAACAAGCTCAACACCGTGCGCGCGTCCGCCGGGCGCCTCGAGGCCGCGTTCGTCGGGCTCAAGACCGGCACCGTCGACGTCGCAGCCCTCGCGGCCGTGCTGCGCGACGAGCTGGGCGACGACCTGCTCGACGACTTGGCCGAGCGGCTGCGCGCCTGAGCGCCACCGACGCCGAGACCCCAGAAAGGGACCCCGTGAAGATCACCACCGGACAACTGGCCATCATCGTCGTGGGCACCGTGCTGGTGCTCGGCATCTTCGCCGGCCTCACCGCGCTCGACAAGGACACCACCAGCCTCGCCACGCTGGTGCTCACCCTGGCCGGAATCGCCACCGGCTCGGGCATCACCTACCGCAAGGCGGCCAAGGTCGAGCAGGCGACGCAGGAGATCGCCCAGAAGGTCAACGGCCGCATGTCCGAGCTCATCGGCATCGCCGGCGCCTCGGGCATGGACACCTCGCGGTTCATGGACCTGCTCACCCCCGAGCAGCGCACCGCCTACGAGGCGGCGCAGCGCGTGACCGCCGGCTAGTCGACGTCGCTGGTGGCGACGCAGGTCAACCACACCTCGGACAGCGGCTCGAACCGCTCCGAGCACAGCCCGTTGACGTACTGCCGGTTCATCCTCTCGAACCCGTCGTGAACCATGACGGTGCTAGCGGTCGTCGTGGCCAGGATCGCGGCCAGCAACACGACGACGAGGACGCGGAACCCGAGCGCCCGCCGGCGCGGCGTCACGACGGCAGGCGCCGGGGCGGTCTCTTGGCTCATGGCCCGGGATGCTACGCCGCCGCGCCGTCGCCTCGCGCGGCGGCGCGCGCGACCTCCCACAGGTCGTCGTCCGGCATCTGCACATACCGCTGGGTGGTCTCGGGCTTGGAGTGCCCCAGGAACTTCCCGACCGCCAACAGGTTGCGCGTGCTCGCGTAAGCCTGCGTGCCCGCCCGATGCCGCAGCGTGTGCGCCGTCCACCCGCCCGGGATGAGCTCGGCGAGCAGCTTGGAGACGTAGCCGGCCGACAGGTGCCCGTCGATCCGGCCTGGGAAGAGGTAGCCGCGCGCGTCCCGGATCGCCGAGAGGACCTCGACGTCCACGATGGGCACCCGCCGCGCCTTGCCGCCCTTGCCGTGCACGGTGAGCACGCCGCGCTCGTCGAGGTCGGCCGTGTGCACCTGGGCGATCTCGCCGGCCCGCAGGCCCGCGTGCGCGCCCAGCAGCAGCATCATCCGGGTGCGCCGGTCGGCCAGCCCGAGCGCCCGCTCGAGCACGCCGTCCGGGATGGGCCGGGCCACGCCCTGCGGCACCCGCACCGGCGGCAGGGTCAGCGACGGGTCCCGCTCGACGTAGCCCTCGCGGTGCATCCACTGGCAGAAGGAGCGGTAGACGCTGCGGGCGCTCTTGCGCGTCTCCGGCTTCCAGTCCCGGCGTGACAGCGCGCGCTCCAGCGTGCGCGCCGTCAGGTCGGTCGGCTTGCCCCCCGCGACTGCGCGCAGGTGGCGCAGGTAGTGCTGGTGCAGCCTCACCGTCAGCGGTCTGCGGCCCGCGGCGCGCAGATGGTTCAGGTAGCCCCCCTGGGCTGTCGTCCAGTCCATGCGGACACGTATGCCCGCGCCGGTCAC